AGAGGTCTTGCACAAAGATCTTTTGAAAGAGCATGGGAAATAACAGATGATGTTGTTGTTAAGGATGTTACTTTTGAAGATGGTCTTTTAACAGTCCAACTTTCAAAAATAGTTCCTGAACATCATTCTCGTAAAGATTTCTTATAGGAGGTGTATCATGAAACTCACTACTCCATTCAGCGTAATTAAAAACGCTATGAGTGACATCCGCAGGATGCACGACTTCAATTACAATCTTCCCAAAGAAAATTATTGGGCAGATGAATGTAGAAATCATCCAACCAATTCACATTGTTTGGTCTACTGCGATTAAACCGTTTCTAAATAATTGGGTCACTTGACTTTTGTTGAGTGACCCTTTATAATGTCTACAAAGGAAAAAATACATGGCTATTAAACTGATTAAGTTGAAGTCTGATGATGATTTGATCGCTGATGCGAAGGAGATTCGTTCAGAGGATGATAAGGTTGTTGTTGGATATCTTTTTAAAGATCCTTTCATTGTAAGAATGTATGAGGAAGAAGATAAACCACAAGTTTTGAATGAACAAAATGAGGAATATGGTAAAAAGATAAGAGTTGGTTTTTATCCTTGGGTTCCTTTTACCTCAGATAGAAATATTCCTTGTTCTGGTGATTGGATTGTTACAATTGCTGAACCAATAGAAAAATTAAGAAAACTTTATCAGGAGAAATTAGATGGAAGAGGAAGTGAAGGCAATCAAGATGTTAGTACTCTCAACGAATGAGTTGATTATTTCTGAGATCAGTGAAGTTGCCGCAGAATTTGGTGATCCTAATTGTAGATTAGTTAATCCTTACAAATTGTGTGGAGATAAGTTAGAACCTTGGTTAAGCGAGTATAGTGATGATAAGGAGATGATGATACAATCTGATAAAATATTGACTCTTGTTGATCCTAACAAGAAATTATTCGCAATGTATTTGGAATCTATTCAGTGAAATTCTACACCAATGTGCAATTAATTGGAAATCAATTTCTAATTCGTGGTTATGAAAAAGGTAAACATATTACAAGGAGAGAAGAGTGGAAACCCACTCTTTTTGTGCCTTCAAAGAGAAAAACAAAATATAAAACATTAGAAGGAGAATGTGTTGAATCTATTCAACCAGGATTTGTAAGAGATTGTCGTGAATTTTATAAGAAGTATCAGGATGTAGAGAATTTTAAAATATATGGTAATGATCGATATGTATATCAGTACATTTCAGAAAGATATCCAGAGGATCATATTGAGTTTGATATTAAAAAGATTAAATTAACAACTATTGATATTGAGGTTGCTGCAGAAAGTGGTTTCCCAGATGTTGAGAATGTTGCTGAAGAATTATTACTGATTAGTCTGCAGGATTATGTGACTAAGAAAGTAGTTACTTTTGGTTCAAGACCATTTGTTAATAAAGATGAGAATGTTACTTATATTGAATGTAGAGATGAACATCATTTATTAACTTCTTTTATTGCATATTGGAGAGAGAATCTTCCAGAAGTTATTACTGGTTGGAATTCTCAAATGTATGATATTCCATATTTGGCAGGTCGTATTAATAGAATACTTGGTGAGAAATCAATGAAAGATTTATCACCTTGGGGTCTTGTTTCTCAGAGTGAAGTATATATAGCTGGGCGTAAACATATAAATTATGATATTGGTGGTGTAACTCAACTTGATTATTTGGATCTTTATAAGAGATTCACTTATACTAATCATGAGTCTTACCGACTTGATTATATTGCGAATTATGAATTACAGGCTAAGAAACTTACTCATGACGAGTATGATACGTTTAAGGAATTTTATTCTAAGGATTGGGATAAGTTCGTTCGATATAATGTAAGGGACGTACAACTTGTTGATCGTTTAGAAGATAAATTAAAACTTATTGAACTTGCAATTACAATGGCATTTGATGCTAAAGTAAATTTTGTTGATATACATTATCAAGTTCGCATGTGGGATACAATAATTTATAATTACCTAAAGAAAAGGAATATAGTTATTCCTCCTAAAAATAGATCACAAAAAAACGAGAAATACGCAGGTGCTTATGTCAAAGAACCAATTCCAGGAAAGTATGATTGGGTGGTCAGTTTTGATCTTAATAGTTTGTATCCTCACCTTATTATGCAGTACAATATCAGTCCAGAAACCCTCTGGGAGACTCGACATCCCAGTGCGAGCGTTGAGAGGATCTTGAATGAGGAGGTGAAGATAGATGGTGAATATGCTGTTGCTGCAAATGGAGCTCAGTATAGAAAGGATATTCGTGGATTTTTGCCAGAATTGATGGAGAAGATTTATAATGAACGTAAGATCTATAAGAAAAAGATGCTTGCTGCAAAGCAAGAATATGAGGATACAAAGAATCCTAAACTGGTAAAGGATATTGCAACCTTTAATAATATTCAAATGGCTCGTAAGATTCAATTGAACTCTGCTTATGGTGCAATTGGAAATGAATATTTTCGATATTATAAACTTGAAAATGCAGAAGCTATTACTTTATCTGGACAACTTTCTATTCGTTGGATAGAAGATAGACTTAATAATTATTTAAATAAAATATTGAAGACGGAGACTGATTATGTTATTGCTGTGGATACTGATTCTGTTTATCTTAATCTCGGTCCTTTGGTCGAAGCTGTATACAAGGGGAGAAAGAAGACTACTGAAAGCGTCGTTTCGTTCCTTGATAAGATCTGTGACATGGAATTCCAAAAATATATTGAGAATTCTTATGAAGCGTTGGCCAAGTACGTAAATGCTTATGAACAGAAGATGGTCATGGCAAGAGAGAATATTGCTGATCGTGGTATATGGACTGCTAAGAAAAGATATATTTTAAATGTATGGGATAGTGAAGGAGTCAGGTATGAAGAACCTAAGTTAAAGATGATGGGTATTGAGGCAGTTAAATCTTCAACACCTGCACCATGCCGCCAAATGATTAAGGATGGATTGAAAGTAATTATGAGTGGTACTGAAGATGAGATGATAGAATATATTGAAAACTGTAGAAAAGAATTTTTCTCTCTTCCACCAGAAGATATTGCATTTCCAAGAACAGTTAGTAATGTTGATAAGTATAAGAGTGTTAATTCTGTTTATGCAAAAGGAACTCCTATTCATGCAAGAGGAGCTCTTCTTTTCAATCACTATATAAAGAAAAGTAAATTAACTCAGAAGTATTCTTTAATTAAAAATGGTGAGAAAATTAAGTTCTGTTATTTAAAGAGACCAAATCCATTACAAGAGAATGTTATTTCTTTTATTCAGAAATTTCCATTAGAATTGAATCTTGACAAGTATGTTGATTATGACTTACAATTTGGAAAGTCATTTCTTGAACCTTTAAAAATTATTCTCAATTCTATTGGATGGAGTGCTGAGAAAACTGTAAACCTTGAATCCTTTTTTACTTAAATGGAATTACCTATCAATGATGAAGAACTAAAAAGATTAGTTTGGTGGACTCAACATATGCATGGAGAAGAAGAACTCCATAAAAGATTAAAATTAGTCCATGAAGTAAGAGAGGCTAATCCTAATGGACCTTATAAAAAGATTTTACGTGAAAAACATGGTATGGTAATATGATATTAGTATACATTATCGTTGGACTTTTATTCTTTTTACTTGGTTGGGGTATTTGGTTAACCTTTGGACCAGGAAAAGAAGAACTTAGAGATTCTATTGATGAACATGCTAAAATGCATGAATTGGGAATTGCTCATGGACATGGTGGAAATTCAGATGCCTATGAGATTTCTGGTAAGATAACACACAATCATGATGATTAATTATGGATTTTTTAAAAGAAATAGTAAAAGAAATAGGTGATGACTACACCCAACTCGCAAGAGACATCGACGAAAAAGAACAGTTCATCGACACAGGATCGTACATCTTTAATGCAATGGTTAGCGGTTCCATTTATGGTGGCGTATCTGGTAATAAAATTACTGCCATCGCTGGTGAGTCTAGTACTGGTAAAACTTTTTTCTCGCTCGCTGTGGTTAAAAACTTCCTTGACAATAATCCTGATGGTTATTGTCTCTATTTTGATACTG